GAAGTCGGTCTATTTTACTGTCAAGTGTGACTGTGGGACCATAAAGAAAGTCCGTAAGGATGCTATCATTGGACCTAGAGCAGAGACAAAATCTTGTGGGTGCATATTGAAAGCACATGATTGGAATAGGGGTCGTGATGCTCGTTCACCTATGTGGTCTCGGGCAAAGTATCGGGCAAAGCAAAAGGGTCTGGAGTTTAATATCACAAAAGAAGATATTATCATTCCAGACACCTGCCCTTTGTTAGGCACTCCTATGGAATCACCATCATTAGATCGTATTGATTCTTCCAAAGGATACATCAAAGGTAATGTATGGGTCATCAGTAACAGAGCCAACATTCTAAAGAATGATGCCACCCTACAAGAACTCAAAACACTGGTTGAAAATTTAGAAAGAATGTGATATACTGAGGGTCTCCAAGACCCTCTTTTTTATGCTATATAGATTTTTAAATGTCCAAGAAACGAAAAAGTAAAAGAAAAACTATTTGGCGTTTATGGGCAAAGGCATTAGGAGAGAAGGCAGGTAAAAATGACAAAGAGGCAGACACAATTGCTTGTATACGGACTCTTATATTTGTCAGTTACCTTATCACTAATGTTGCCATTGTTGCCAACGCAGTAAGACACTGGAATGATAACAACGGAAACACCTCACAAGTTGAGAGAAATTATTCAAGATACTTGGCCTAATCTTTACTACCTGAAAAGAGATGATCGGAAACCTGGAACCAGAGGAGAATGTGATGAAGGAGAAATTCCCGAGCGCTGATATGCTAGGGCAACTTGCAATTGCTCTCGGCAAGATGGACTGGGATGCTAATGATGAACTTCGTGTTAAAATTGGTGGTGTTGCCAACAGTGGTATTCACCAGACTGAAGATGCGAATCCACGCTGGGCAAAACCATTTGGCACAGTGAGTTATCAAAGTGATGCATTCATTGTCATTGAAAATGTGACCAGGAACCCTGTAGTTCCTTCACAACCTAACCCTGAATTGAAACAGAAACATGAGTACACAGGACCAGAAACTAATTGATGATGCCTTCACTGTAGAGAAGGCACGATTCCTTTGGCACAGCAAGGACAAAGAAGGCAATGGACTTGTTTCAGCACTATCTGAGGAGAGCTGTATTGCTGCCACACGCTTCTATCTGAAGGGGAAGCAAGAGGGTTGGGAGAAACCTGAAGTTGTCCATGAAGGAACTGTTGGAGGAAAACTCTAAATATGCAAAGAATTGTTGATGAAGAAAACAAAGTTGTATTCTTTGAAGGAAAATGGCCAGGTGTAATGGCTGTTCCCATTATTATGAAGAGAGATCATCCAGGTTATTCTCATCAAGTTTTATCATGTGCAGATTTTTATAAATTAAAAGAAGACCTACCATCATGACCTTTACCATTTACTCTAAAGACAACTGTCCCTATTGCACAAAGGTTGAGAAGGTGCTACAATTGGCAGAGTTGAAGCATGTTGTCTACAAGCTTGGACGTGACTTTACAAGGGAGGAATTCATTACTGAGTTTGGTTCAAATGCGACTTTCCCTCAAGTCATTGAGAGTGGAAGAAACATTGGTGGATGCACCGAAACTGTCAAGTATCTGAAGGAAAACAATTTGGTCTAATGGACATTGTAAACTACGATATGTATGGTCTTCTTGAAAAGGCAATTGAAGATGCCTTTGAGGGAAAGATGACTCTGGACTTCTATTCATATTTGAAGAGCAACAAAGTTCTCAAGAGAGAGGTTGAAGAGTTCATTGAGAGCACCGTAGCTGAAGAGATTAGTAACCTTGTAATGGATCTTGAGGACTATCTTGAGGGTGGTTCTGATGATGTTCATAAGCAACTGAGGGAAGGTTATGGTCATATCTCCAAACCTCAGGCAAGAAAAATTAAAATCTATCTTTATAAAATATTAGAAGATGCTTGGCAGTATGAACGAGACAAGAGACCAGGGAGACGAAAAAAGTCCTCTAAATAAATCAGACAACCAACCTTTGTCAATGAACAGAGGTTTGGAGTTGCTTTTAAGAAAGAATAGAAAGAGGGAGGAAGTTCCAAAAACTTTTCAAATGAAGTTTGGAAAACTCTTTTCTCTCTTTAATCGAGAGATTGACTTTTACCTAGAACTTCATCTAGATTTTAGAAAAAGAATCTCTCGGAGAAAGTAAATGCAGGCAACAATTCTTACCTTCGCTTCTCTTATATCCATTTTATTTCTCCTAGTAGGATTAGTAATTGGATACATTGCGCAGGACTACTTACAAGAGATCAAAATCAATAAGTATCACCCTGAAATGTTTGATGAGAACGGAGACCTTATCCCAGATGAAATTTTAGCAGTGAGGTTTGAAAATGACTTCTCCGACTACGAAGAAGAAGACGACGACTAAAAAGTCAACTCCAGCAGCAACTACAAAATTGCCCCCAAATCCCTTTGTATTTGAGATTCTTGATCTTGTAAGCAAGCAGAGAACAGCAGCAAAGAAAGTAGAAGTTCTAAAGCAGTATAGTTTTGATGGTTTGAAAGCTATTCTGATTTGGAACTTTGATGACACTGTTATCTCTATGGTTCCTGAAGGTGAAGTCCCTTATGAGAGGAATGAAGTTCCCGTTGGAACTGATCACACTTCTCTGCGCAAAGAGTGGAAGAACCTTTATCACTTTGTGAAGGGTGGTAATGATTCCCTTTCACAGACCCGCCGTGAGACAATGTTCATTCAGATGCTTGAAGGTCTTCATCCCCAAGAAGCAGATATTCTTTGCTTGGTTAAAGATAAAGCACTTGCTAACAGATACAAAATCAATCAATCAGTTGTAACACAGGCATTCCCTGATATCCAGTGGGGCGGCAGATCTTGAGTAAGATCAAAATCATTCGTGAAAACTGTGATCCAGAATTAGCAAACGATAGATCTCTACCTTGTACCACATACTTGGTAGAGTATATCAAAGATAATGTTAAGCAGTGGGACATAGTGATTTGTAATAAGAAGGTTGATATCTTCGACCACTATTGGGACAGATATAGAGAGGGATTGATTAAATTTACTCAGACTGAAGGTAGATTGAACCCTAAAGTCTGGGAGGACCCTTTGCAAGTGAAGGAGAAAAAGAAAAGATGACCAAAGGTTTTGATGTAGAGTTTGATCTTCCACCAGAGCAACTAGCAGTGTTGCTTAAGAAGTATAAGAAACTGAAGAAGTATCAGAAGTCTAGTCTGTTCGCAGTCAAGACTATGGATGGAACAGAGACTGTAATTTCTAAGTTGGTGGAAGAAGCAAAAGATTTCGAAGCTTGACATATATAATACATGAGGTCTATAATAGACCTGTCGTTCATCCCATTCGCTATTCGCAAATGGCGAATGAGACGCAAGTAAGTCGCGGAACGGAGCGTTCAGACTATGGTTGAAGCACTCATCTTCTTTAATTTGATTACTAGGAATCCAGTTGATCCTGCTCATTATTTGAACTGTGATCAATCTTCCTGGATGATTGAACGTATCACACGTTCTAAGTTACTTGATATCGCCCAAAAGGATGATTTCATAACTAGAACTCTTGAAGGAACTGATCCTTCTTGCTTTGAGTCACAAGCATAGTCCGCAAACGACTGAAGGAACGGGGCAACAATCCCATTTCTTTAGGAGTAAACAAATGCAAGTTACTTATCGTGGTGTCAAGTATGACACAGCACATCGCCCTTGCCAGCAAAAGCATGAAGAGCACACTGTAATCGAAACTTACAGAGGTGTTAAGCATACTGAGAAGGTAGAGGTGGTATCATGAAGACTTCAGTAAACAAGAATTGGCTCTCTGTCATTAAGGCAAAGCAAGTCAAGGATAAGAAACTGAAGACTGCACAACTTTGCATGGCAGGTCACTGCCCTGTCAAATAACTTATTTGTGTAGAGGGGTTGACTACCCCTCTTTTTTTATGCTAAGATAACCTGAAAGACTCTATCATATGGAAAGAGAAAAACTCAAACTCATAGTAAAAAACTTAAAGATGCTTGTAGAAACTTTAGAGGCAGAAGTCTATTCTGACACTAAAAAGTATCTTGAGTTTCAAGATAAAACCCTCCACGATTACGATGAAATCTTTGATGATGACGATGGATACCCAGACTAATGATTGGCGATATACTCCTGAAAGGATGAAACTTAGAGAGGAGTGTCTGA